CGGCCGCCCGGCCGACGCCGTGCTCGCCGCGTCCGACATGTTCCAAGCGATCGGTTCCAAGCCGTGGCTGCAACCGCCGCAGTACGGCACCCAGAACGTGCCCGGCACCACGTCGGCGTCGACGTTGCGGATCAACGTCAGCGGCCTGGAGATCGTCGAGGCGCCCGGCATGGCACCCGGCGACATGATCATCTCCAACAGCGATGCCGCCCGCTGGTACGAGGACGGCCCGTTCCTCGTGTCGGCCGAGGACGTCGCCAAGCTCGGCACCGACGCGGCGATCTGGGGCATGGGCATCACCGGCATCACCGTCCCGCTCGGCGTGGTCAAGACGTCGCCGACGATCGCCGCCGCCACCGCGTTCGACAAGTCCCGCGCCAAGGCCACCGAGGCCGCGTGACCGTACCGGGGCCACGCGCCCACTACGTCGACTCGGCCGAGCTCGCCAAGCTGCTCGGCGTCGACGTCGCCGACCCCCGGCTCGAGCGCGTCTGCTCGGCGACTGACACGGTGGTCGATAGCTACTACGGCACCGCCACGGTGTCCGCCAAGCTGATCGATCCGCCGTGGCCGGCCGTGGTGGTCGAGGCGGCGACGACGATCGCCGTCGACATGTGGCGTCGCCCGTCGACACCGGGCGGCTACTTCCAAGTCGCCGACTACGTCGGCCGGTTGTCGAAAGACCCGACCGAACCGGTGGCGATCCTGCTCGACGCGCTCGGCCGAGAAAGCTGGCCGGTCGCGTGACCGTCGCCGAGCTGCTCGCCGCGCTCGCCGCCGCGATCACGACCGCGTTCACACCGTCGCCGTTCGCGGTGTGGCCGCACGCACCCGATCAGACGTCGGTGCCCGCGGTGTGGCCACAGTTCGCCTCGAGCTTCACCGGCACCGACCGCAACAGCACCGGCCAAGTCGCCGTCGAGGTGGTCGCGGCGATCGCCCCGCAGACGTCGGCGGCCGAGCTCGCCGTCGTCGCCGACGCTCACGATCGGCTCGACACGATCCTCGGCGCGGCGATCGGCGCGGCGATCACCGGCCGCACCGCGACGCTCGGCACGGTGCAGCTCGCCGGTGTCGATCACACCGCTCTGCTCTATCAGTTCACCATCGCCCGCGGCTTGCCGTGCTGAAAGGAAACCCGTCATGTCACAAGTCCGTCTGATCCCCGAAAACATCACGATCAAGTTCGCCGACGACGCCGCCAGCATCGCCACCGCACCCGAGTACCAGTGCCAAGTCACCCACGCGTCGGTGGATCCGGTGCTCGCCTACAACACGACGCCGGCGACCGGGTGCACCGGCGAGGTGCAACAGCTCAAGGTGCCGGTGGCGTGGCAGCTCAACCTGACGTGGCTGCAGGACTGGGGCGGCCCGGCCGGTGGGCTCGCCAACTACGCCAACGAGAACGCCGGACAGATCAAGTACTTCGAGTACGGCCCCACCTCTGACGCCACGCTGAAAGTCGCCGGCCAGGTCGAGGTCGCCCCGGTCGGTTTCGCCGGTGACATGGGCGTTGTCGCGCTCGCCGGCCCGGTGGCGTGGCAGGTGCAAGGCGCGCCGACGTTCACGACACCGGCGCTCGCCGCTACCGCCGAGGCCGAAACCGCCGAGGTGTGACCCGGTGGGCCGCGCGTCCATCGAACTGCACCGCATCGCCACCGACGTCGCCAAGATCCCCGACGCCGGTCTGATCGCCGCGGCCAAGTTGGTCAAGCGCGTCGCCGACGACACCGCCCGCGCCACCGTGTCCGGCGGCGACATGGGTGGCAAGCATCGCCGCCCGATCAAGCTCCGCGCCCGCGACAAGGGCATCCGCCCGATCGATCACGGCCGGGCGATCCTGATCACCGGCACACCCGCCGGGCCGTGGGTGTGGGCCACGTCCGGCACCGCGCCGCACGACATACGGCGGCGCAAACGTGGCCCGATGCGCAAGATGACCGTGCATCACCCGGGCACCCGCGGTCGTGGCGCGTGGTTGAAAGTGATCGACCGCTCGACGGAGCTCGTCCCGGTGATCTTCCACGAGCTCGCCGAAAGGGCGGTGCAGTGATGGCCGGCAACGATCCGAAAATCCAGATCGACATCACGGCCCGCGACGAGGCCTCAGACAAGCTCGACGACGTCGCCGCCGAGGCCGCCAAGGTCGAAAAGCTCTCACCCGAGGTGTCGGTCACCGCCGACACCGGTGCCGCCAAGTCTGATCTAGCCGCCGTTGATGACGCCGCCGGCCGGTTGTCGAAAGACGACACGGTGCTCGTGATCAAGGCCAAGATCGATCAGGCCAAAGGACAGATCGAAGACTTGCAGCGCTCGCTCGGCGACGTCGACGAGGCCGCCACAAACACCGGCCAGCGGATCGGTACCGAGATCGACGAGGGCACCGGCAAGGCCACCGGCGCGGTGCACAGCATGGCCGGTAACACGCTCGGCGACGCCGCGGCGATGGCCACCGGTTTCGGTCCGCTCGGCGAGGCGCTCGGTCAGATCACGGAGGGCGCGCTCGGCGGCGAGATCGCGCTCGGCGAGATGCTGACCGCCGGGCTCGGTTTGGCGGCGATCACCGTCGTGGTCGGCTCGATCCAGAAAGGGCTCGAGGCCAACAAGAAGATCGACGCGTTCAACACGAAGAAGATCGACGACTTCACCGCCGCATTGAAAACCGCCAAGGGCGAACTCGACATCTTCAATACCGCGCTGTCCAAGGATGAGAAGGTCGAATTCGTTGACGCCGCCACCGGCAACACGAAGGACTTGACCGAGGCGCTCGGTAACGCCGGGCTCACAGTGGATGAATTCATGACGGCGATCGCCGGCGGCCGCCAGAAGTTCAGCGATTGGCTCGCCGCCGAGGGGCCGGTGATCGGCGCCGGCGGCGATCTGAACGCGATCATCCAGGCCGGCACCCAGTTCATCAAGGACCGCGAGGCCGCCCAAAAAATCTACGACGACCGGTTGATCACCTCCGGGCAGGTGGCCCACGAAACCGACCGCGAAACACGCCGGCTCAACGCCGCCTTTATCGACGGTTCGGCGGCGCTCGACGACCTGAACCCGAAAACGCAGACGTTCGCCCACCACGTCGACACCGCCGCCGAGAACACCGCCAAGCTCAACGAGAAGTATCGGCTATTGCTCGGCAAGCTCGACGAGCAACAGGCGTGGGCCGACGTCAACCAGGCCGTCGAGGACTACAACAAGAACACCGAGAACAGCGACACCGACACCCGCAACCTGATCCGCTCGATCGCCGATTACGTGGTCGCGACGGACACGATCCCCGAGTCGAAAAAGACCGAGATCATCGCCGAGCTCAATCAGGGCGACGTCGCCGCCGCCGAGGCCGATCTGACCGAGCTGGCCCGCAACCGCGACATACGGCTGTTGATCACCGCGGTCGGTTCGGCCGACACGATCAAGTTCCTACAGTCGATCTCGCGTGGTGGCACCCACATCGTCGACGAGGCTCGCACCGGCGCCCAGTCGGTGGGCGCGGCGGCGCAACAGATCACCGTCAACCTTCCTCGAGGTGCCCGTCACGGCGATATCGCCCGGGCGCTCGGCGTCAACACCCGCCGCAACGGTCGCCGCTATCAGGACGTGAGCTATGCGCGTCGCTGACCGTCCGCTACCACCGGTCGTGCTGCACACCGACCCGGCGCTCGAGGTGTGGCCGATCCGCCCGGTGGTCGCCGTCGCCGGCGCCCGCCCGGTCGAGGTGTGGGACGACCCGGCCGCGGTGTGGGACAACACCGCCGGCCTCGAGCTCGAGTGGGACGCCGACATAGTGCCTGGTTTCACCGACGCGACGTGCGACCTGCAAGGCCTCGAAACCGACACCGGCCACCCCGACGAACACGGCAACATCGCCGCCGGCGTCGCGACCCTGCAGCTCGACAACCGACATGGCGCATGGTCGCGGTACAACGCCGACGGATCGCTCGCCGGTCGCGGGCCCGGCTACGAACTGGCCGTGTGGGCGCTCGAGCGTGACACCGGTGTTACCGATCCGATGTTCCGCGGCACCATCTCGCGGTGGGACGATCTCGGCGACACCGTAGAGGTCGAGGCGTTCGACAGTTTCAGCGATCTCGCGCAGCCGATCGGCACCTTCACACCCGGCGTTGCCGGGCAGAACCCCGCGGCACGGCTCGACGCGATCGTGGCCGCCGCCGGCAAGGGTTCACTGGTCCGATCGTTCGCTGCGGGCGCCGTCACCCTCACCGCACAACAGACGACCGCGGCACCGCTCGAGGAGATGCAAACCGTGGTGGCGTCCGATGGTGGCGTGCTGTTCGCCGACGCCGACGGCACGCTCCGCTCACTGGCGAGGACGTGGCGCGGTGGCCGCACCGATCAGACCGAGATCCCGACCGTGTCCGCCAACGTCTGCACCGCCGACACCGTGGCATGGGACGCCGTACTTTCAACGAACGACGCGAGCGCGGCCGACACGATCGTGCTCGAAAACATCGCCAAGCTCCGCGCCCAATCACCGGCCGGGCCGATCGGCCGCCGGGTGATCACCGACACCGGGCAGCAATGGACGACCCAGCTCGAGGGCGACACCCTCGCCGCGGCGCTCGTGGCCGCGCTGGCCGGCGCTCGCGTCCGTGTCGAATCATTCGATCTGTACCTCACCGCACCGGGTGACCCTGACCGCTACCGGGCCGCGAGGTGGCGGCTGTTCGATCTGCTCCGCTGGCTGCATGACTACCGCGCCGCCGACGGCACCCTCGCCCGGTTGGACGTCAACACGTTGATCGTGACCATCACCCACAACATCACACCCGGCGAGGCGTGGGTGATGACGGTGGAAACCACGCCCGCCGTCGGCTCCAACGCGATCATCGTGTGGAACCCGGCCGGCGACCCGTACGCGTGGGACACCGCCGGCATCGTGTGGGGCTACCAGTGACCGCCACCGAACTCGAACGGCTCGAGGCGCTCGAGGCGATGGTCGCCGCGCTCGCCGTGCAGCCGCTCGCCACCACACCGCCGATCACGATCGGCGAACTGACCAACGTGCCGGCGCCCGGTTCGCAGCTCGCCGCCCAATGGGCGCAAGACGTCAGCTCGCGGATCGTGCAACGGTTCCCGACGACCGCCGCGCTCAAGGCGTGGGCCGCCCCGGTCGGCGCGCACGCCGTCGCCGTCGACACCGGGATTTTGTGGCGTCGCGTCGCCGCCGGGTGGACACAGATCACACCGTGGACCGCCGGTGTCGCCGGTGTCGCCGGGCCGACCGGGGCGGGTTCGGTCGGCACGTTCGATCTGGCCGTCGTGACGATCCCCGCCGATCCGGGTGGGCGGATCGTCACCGTGTCGGCGTTCGTGAATCTCCGCAAGTACATGCCGTACCCGGTGGTGACGTTGCAGATTGTGATGGGCTCACCGTCGGCGACGAACGTGGTCGTGCGCGCCGACATCGACCCGGAAAACGACCCGTCACCCACTGGCGGCACATTGTTGGCGCGTCCGGTCGCGTTGCACGCCGGCGACTTCGTGCAGGCCGCCACCAACACGACCGACGTCAAGCTGCAGGTGGTCAGCGCGGCGCCCGCGAGCGGTGTGATCATCCCCGGCGGCAACGCCGCACAAAACCGGCTCGACGTCACCGTCGCACCGCGGGGCCGATAGTGGCAACGAATCCGCCCGTACAAGTCGGCGAGCTGACCGACGTCCCCGCGCCCGGATCCGGTGTCAAGTCGCCGTTTTGTCAAGAGGTCGCGGCGCGGATCATGGGCCGGTTCGCGACCGCCGCCGCCCGCACCTCGGCATGGGCCGCGTCGATCGCCCCGCCCGCCAAAGGCACACCGTCGTATCTGGCAACCGGCGACGTCGCCGAGGGTCCCGAATTTTGGAACGGTGTCGCGTGGCGCAAACCATGGAACGCTCCGTGGGGCGTAGTCGGTTCGGCACTGGTCACCGCCGACCAAACCGGTATCGGCACCACGAACGTCGATTTAACCGGGTTCGCCGTGACGTTCACCGCCGTCGCCAATCGGCTGTACCGCGTCGACTGGTTGCTCGACGGCAACAACGCATCAGGTGGCGCCGGCGCATCGCACATCGTCCGGTTGAACGACGGCGCCACCGGGCTCGGCATCGTCTACATCACCGGCGCGATGAACGCCAGCGAGTCGCGTGTTGCTAGCGGTTCGCGTCTGGTCACCCTGGCCGCCGGGGCACACACCCTCAAGCTCACCGGCAACTGCAACAGCGGCTACACGCTGACGATCGCCAACAGCACCCTCAATGGGCAGTTCATCGTGTCCGACGCCGGACCCGCGGCCGGGGCGCCGTCGTGACCTGGGAACGGTTCGGCGACACCGAGCTCGCCGACGCGTTCGACGCCGCCGACCGGCCCGGGCCGCGCTCGACGTCGGGCACCGTGTGGCTCGTCGACATGGCCGCGGTGTTGCGCGCCGCCGGCCTCGAGGTCACCGAACAGTCAGGATGGATGACCCGCGCTAGATCGTCGGGCGGCTATGCGCCCGGTAAACCGTGGTGCATCATGTGGCATCACGCGGCCAGCGCGCCCGGCGCGTCGGCCGAGAGTGTGGCCGAGTATGCGAGCTACGGTTCCGACGTCGCCCCGGTGTGCAACCTCGTGCTCGGCCGGGACGGCGCCGTGATCGTGTGAGCGGCCGGGGCGACGAACACGAACGGCACCGGTGGCCCGTTCACGGTGTCGCGTGGCGTGGTCCCGGTCGATCAGATGAACAC